GAAATTAAATACTTTAAGAGAGTTAAATAGACAAGCAAGGATAGCTTCTGAAGCTCCAGAACTTATAGACTATTATGGAGAAGGTTTTAAGAAAGGTGGACCAATAGATAAAGGAAGAAGAAAATTTGTAAAAGGTATGGGTATATTAGCATCACTACCTTTTATTGGTAAATATTTAAAACTTATAGAACCAGCACAAAAAGTAGGAATCATGGCTACAGAAGGAGCTAAACTTGGTGTCGAAAAACTTATGATGTTAGTAGACAAAATCAAAAAATTAGGCACACCTGATAAAACTAGAACAACGCAAGACCTACAAGAAGTGACTATATACAAAGGTAAAGATGGTAGCGAGTATGAATTAGTAGAAGATTTAGCTACAGGAGATGTTAGAGTTACCAAGGATAAACCAGGTATTCAATTAGGTGGTGATAAAGCTTACGATGTAATTGAAGATAGATCGTCCTTTACTATTAAAAAAGGTCGAGCAGATGAGACTACAAAGGGCAAGAAACCACCTGATGAATATGATGAAATGCAAGAGGTGCCTAGCAGAGATGGTACTTTTGATGATTTTGATGATGTCAGTGATCAAACTATAAAAGAAATAGATGATGAATTGAACATAAAAAAAGGCTTTTATAAAGGTGGATTAACTGATACAACACCACCTAAAAGGGGACCAATGAGTCAAGGCATTGCAGAAGCATATCAAAACTTATAGAATATCGTTATGGCTGAAATAGAAAAAGGATTACCAAACGAACCGGAATTGAAAGTTGAGGACATCAACACAAACGAGACAGTCGAAATTCCAAACGAACCAAAAGAAAAGACCGACATCGAGGTAACAGAAATGCCAGATGGTGGTGCTGAAATATCATTTGATCCTAACGCAGTCGTTGGAGAATCAACATCACACTTTCAAAATTTAGCTGATCTTTTAGATGAAGCAATTCTTGCTCCACTAGGTTCACAGTTAGTTGCTGATTACAAAGATTACAGAGCATCAAGAAAAGACTGGGAAGACACATACAGAAATGGTTTAGATCTTCTTGGTTTTAAATACGAAAGAAGAACAGAACCATTTAGAAATGCTGCAGGTGTAACACACCCTATTTTATCTGAAGCAGTAACTCAGTTTCAAGCGCAAGCTTACAAAGAATTATTACCAGCTGATGGTCCGGTAAGAACACAAATTTTAGGAGCACAGACTCCACAAAAACAAGATCAGTCTACTCGTGTAAAAGATTTTATGAATTATCAGATCATGGACCAGATGAAGGAATACGAGCCGGAGTTTGACCAAATGCTGTTTTATCTTCCCCTTAGCGGTTCAACTTTTAAGAAAGTTTATTACGATGAACTTTTGGGTAGGGCGGTCTCTAAATTTATACCTGCCGATGATCTGGTAGTACCCTACTCAGCAACAAGTTTAGATGATGCAGAAGCAGTTGTTCACGTCATCAAAATGTCAGAAAATGATTTACGTAAACAACAAGTAAATGGTTTTTATTCTGATATAGAATTATCACAGCCAGGAATGGAAACAGATGATATTGCAAAAAAAGAACAAGAACTAGAAGGTGTCAAACAAACTAAACAAGATGACATTTACACTTTGTTAGAGTGTCATGTTAATTTAGATTTAGAAGGATTTGAAGATGTTGATGTAGCAGGCGAACAAACAGGAATTAAACTTCCATACGTTGTAACTGTTGAAGAAGGTTCAAGAAAAATTTTATCTATCAGAAGAAACTTTAAAGAAGGCGATGCACTAAAAAATAAAATTAATTACTTTGTACATTTTAAATTTTTACCAGGTTTAGGATTCTATGGTTTTGGATTAATTCACATGATCGGTGGATTATCTAGAACTGCAACTTCTGCACTAAGACAATTATTAGATGCAGGTACATTAGCAAATTTACCCGCTGGATTTAAGTCTAGAGGTATAAGAGTTAGGGATGATGCACAACCCTTGCAACCTGGAGAGTTTAGAGATGTAGACGCTCCGGGTGGCAACATCCGAGATCAGTTTATGACTCTACCATACAAAGAACCATCACCGGTCCTTTTACAATTATTAGGTATTGTGGTTGGTGCAGGCCAACGTTTCGCGGCTATCGCAGATGCACAAGTGGGCGACATGAATCAACAAGCTGCAGTTGGTACAACGGTAGCGTTGTTAGAGCGTGGTTCAAGAGTAATGTCAGCGATTCACAAAAGATTATACGTAGGTTTAAAACAAGAGTTTAAATTATTAGCTGATGTATTTAAAACTTACTTACCAAAAGAATATCCATACGACGTTGTCGGTGGAACGCGGACAGTTAAAATGATGGACTTTGATGATAGAGTCGATATTTTACCTGTAGCTGATCCAAATATATTTTCACAGACACAAAGAATATCAATGGCACAAACACAACTACAATTAGCTACATCAAATCCACAAATTCATAATTTATATCAAGCATACAGATCAATGTATGAAGCGATCGGTGTAAAAAATATCAATGCAATACTACCAGCGCCAGCAACACCAATGCCAATGGACCCAAGTATGGAACATATTCAGGCATTAGCGATGAAACCATTCCAAGCTTTTCCTGGTCAAGATCACAGAGCACACATAGAAGCGCATTTAAACTTCATGCAAGTCAATATGGTCAGAAATGCACCTATGGTTATGGGCGCAATACAAAAAAATATACTTGAACACATCGCAATTATGGCTCAAGAGCAAGTTCAATTAGAGTTTCAACAAGAATTATTAGAAGTTCAACAGTTACAACAAGTTGCAATGCAAGATCCTATGGTTGCTCAACAGATAAAAGCTAGTTTAGAAAAAATAGAAGGCAGAAAAGCAACGTTAATTGCAGAAATGACAGCAGAATTTGCAAAAGAAGAAAACAAAATTACCTCTCAACTAGATGGAGACCCATTATTGAAGCTAAAATCTAGAGAAGTTGACCTAAGAGCGATGGAAAATGAGAGAAAAGAGCGTGAAGGCAAGCAAAGAATTGATTTAGATCGTATGAGAGCGATGATGAACAAAGATACGCAAGAAGAAAAGCTTGAACAAAACGAAAAATTAGCTAAACTACGAGCTGGAGTATCACTTGCAAAGTCTGGAGCAGGTAATACAGTAATTGGTATAGAAGATTAAGGAGAAAACATGAAAAAAGTAAAAAATGGTGATAAAGTGGTAGTTGATCACAACAAGTTTATCAATAAAGACGGTTTTAAAACTGGCGGCATTGAAGTTGAGATGACAAACCCACAAGAAACACAAACTTTTGCCGTAAAAGGACAAAAAGGCGTGTTAAAAGAAAAGCAAAAGACAGCAAAGTTATTTTAATTATGGCGTGGTTCGGTTTAGCAAGGATTGCGCTGCAAGCTGGCGCTAAAATTTATTCTAATCGTCAAAAAACTAAGATGGCGATGTCTGATGCACAGTTAATGCATGCAGAAAAGATGGCGAAAGGTGAGGAAGCTTACCAGGGCAAACTTCTTGAAGCTAGACAATCGGACTGGAAAGACGAATTCGTCTTGCTTATATTAAGCGCGCCGATAGTTGTGCTTGCTTGGGCGGTGATAAGTGATGATCCGGAAGCGATGGACAAAGTAAAACTATTCTTTGAGTATTTTTCTACCCTTCCGAGCTGGTTCACGAATTTATGGATCCTTGTCGTGGCGAGTATTTTTGGTATAAAGGGTACACAGATTTTTCGTAACGGAGGAAAAAAATAATGTCAAATTACTACAGCGCTTACAAAGTTCTTAAGCCACTCGTTAAAATAGCGGGTCAAAAAAGTGTAAAACATATGAAAACTATAGCTAAAAGATCAAAATTAGCTGCTGAAAAATTTGATGTAGATCAAAAATATAAAGCTACAAAAGAAAAGTTATTTAAAACTATAGATGATACTAAAAAAAGTTTAGACAAAGCAGTTTCTAAGTCTAAAGAAAACGTAAAACTTGCAAAAGATTACTTTAACAACAAATAACAAAAGGATGAAAATGAAGAAAAGTAAAAATAAGAAAAAGTTAAAAC